CCCCCGGGGGTATATATATTTTCAGAAAAGGTATTGCGAACGTTCGTGTTTGCGTTTAAACTCAACAAAATGAGTTTGTTTCACATATATATGGGAAACAGTAACGTAAGTTATCTGTTTAAACGTCTTGGACACGCAGACGTTAAAGCGAGGTGGGCCTTGGTGGAATCCCTAGGACTTACATGAGGAATTATGAGCAAACGCAGACAGTTAGTTTTGGACTTCATCCGTGCATACATTCGGTTGCATGGTGTGTCTCCGTCTTATGAAGTTATTGCCAGAGGCATTGGATTGAAATCTAAGTCAAACATCCACAGGATTGTTCATCGGTTAAGGACTGACGGGCATATTGTGACTAAACCGTATAAGTTCCATGCTATCAAGTTAGTGGATACTAGCGTACGTGAAATGGTACGTCTATGAGTTTACTGACCCACGCAGAGATTAAGAAGTACTTGGAGATGGTTCCCAAGGCTTCTCCTGAGAACCGTGCAAAGATTCAGGCTTTGCTGGAGATGGACAAGATAGAACGCAGCAAGGAGTCGTTTCTATACTTCGTGACGCAGATGTGGCCTATCTTTATCTCTGGGTCTCATCACAAAATCATGGCTGATGCTTTTGAGCGGGTAGCTAACGGGGAACTTAAGCGTCTGATCATTAACATGCCTCCCCGGCATACCAAGTCTGAGTTTGCTTCCTTCCTGTTGCCTGCGTGGTTTCTGGGGAAGTTTCCTCAGAAGAAGATTATTCAGACTGCTCATACAGCAGAGCTTGCAACAGGTTTTGGAAGGAAGGTTAGGAATCTTGTTTCTTCTGAGCAGTATCAAAAGGTGTTTACGACTAAGCTATCGAGCGATTCAAAAGCCGCTGGTCGCTGGAACACTAACGTGGGTGGTGATTATTTCGCTATTGGTGTTGGGGGTGCTGTCACAGGTAAAGGAGCCGATCTTTTAATCATTGACGACCCCCATTCTGAACAGGAAGCCAAGCAGGCCAACCCCGCCGTGTTTGATGGGGTCTATGAATGGTTCACTTCCGGCCCTCGTCAGCGTCTACAGCCGGGTGGAGCCATCATTATTGTGATGACTAGGTGGTCTAAGAGGGATTTGACAGGCCAGATCCTCAAAAACGCAGACAAAGATGGCGTAGATCAGTGGGAAGTCATCGATTTTCCCGCGATTATGCCTAACGGGAACCCTTTATGGCCCGGATTCTGGTCTAAAACCGCCCTAGAAGCCCTGAAAGCCGAGCTTCCAGTCGCTAAATGGGAAGCGCAGTACCAACAGAACCCCACATCCGAGGAAGGCGCAATCATTAAGCGCGAACATTGGATGATTTGGGAGGAAAAACGACCCCCTGAATGTGAATACATCATTCAATCTTGGGATACTGCGTTTGAAAAGAACAACCGCGCAGATTATTCTGCATGTACCACGTGGGGTGTCTTCCAACATCCCGATAAAAATGGGAATCTGAAGGCAAACATCATTCTTTTGGATGCATTTAAAGAGCGTATGGAGTTCCCTGATCTAAAACGCAAAGCTTTAGAGATATACAGAGAATATGAACCCGACACTTTGATTGTTGAGAAGCGTGCCGCAGGTGCGCCTTTGATCTACGAGATGAGAAAGATGGGAATTCCGGTCGCGGAGTATACGCCGGGCAAAGGAAACGATAAGATATCGCGTGTAAACGCTATCTCTGCCTTGTTTGAGTCTGGCATGGTGTGGTGTCCTGAAACCCGATGGGCTGAAGAAGTCATGGATGAGTTGGCTTCTTTCCCCAATGGAGACCACGACGACCTTGTTGACTCAAGCAGTCAAGCATTGATGCGATTTCGCTTGGGAGGCTTTATCACCATCGATTCTGATGAAGAAGATGAGCCTTTTTACACCCGTAGAAAAGTAGAGTACTACTAAGGAACAATATGAGCATTGAACAATCACTGAGCCAAGCTCCATTAGGTTTAAACGCTTTGGAGATGGACGATACCCCTGTAATGGAGATTGAGATTGTTAACCCCGAAGGTCTCAAGATTGGTATTGACGGCGTGGAGGTTGACCTCATGCCAGAGGATGATAAAGAAAACTTCTCAGACAACCTCGCAGAGTACATGGATGACAGTGAACTCCAGAAAATTGCCAGTGATCTGATTGAAATGGTAGACACAGACGTTAACTCCCGCAAAGACTGGGTGGAGATGTACGTCAAAGGTCTTGATGTTTTAGGAATGAAATATGAAGAACGAACAGAACCTTGGCTCGGAGCCTGTGGAGTTTTTTCTACAGTACTTACTGAAGCGGCGGTCAGGTTTCAAAGTGAAACGATTATTGAAACGTTCCCGGCTCAAGGCCCTGTCAAAACGGAAATCATTGGTGCAATTGATAAACTTAAAGAAGAGGCTGCGGAGCGTGTCAAAGATGACATGAACTACAGACTGACAGAAGGAATGCCTGAGTATCGGCCAGAGCATGAACGCCTTCTGTATTCTCTAGGTCTGGCTGGCGCAGCTTTTAAAAAGGTCTACTACGATCCCACCTTGGGACGGCAAGCCTCCATCTTCATACCCGCAGAAGATGTGATTATTCCTTATGGAGCTTCTAGTGCTATGACTTCCGAGCGTGTGACTCACATCATGCGCAAAACAAAGAATGACATTCGTAAGCTTCAAGTATCTGGTTTTTACTTAGACAAAGAACTTGGAGAACCTCTTCAGTTCTACACCGACGTGGAGAAGAAGAAAGCAGAAGACCAAGGTTACAACCTCAGTGATGATGACCGCTACCAAATTTATGAGATCCACGTAGATTACGACCTGCCGGGATATGAGGATGAAGATGGAATTGCTCTTCCTTACGTCATTACCCTAGAACGCGGCACGACTGAGATTCTCTCCATCCGCAGAAACTGGGATGAAGATGATAAACATAAACTTAAGCGCCAGCACTTTGTCCAGTACACCTACGTCCCCGGCTTTGGAGCTTATGGTCTAGGTCTTATCCACCTAATCGGTGGCTACGCCCGTGCGGGTACATCTATCATTCGTCAGTTGGTAGACGCGGGGACTTTGTCCAACTTGCCCGGAGGTTTGAAGACCCGAGGACTCCGAATCAAAGGAGATGACACCCCCATCCAGCCGGGTGAGTTCCGTGATGTGGACGTGCCTAGCGGATCGGTCAAAGAGAACATTATGGCCCTGCCATACAAGGAGCCTTCTCAGGTTCTCTTGGCTCTCTTGAACCAGATCACAGATGAAGGCAGAAGACTTGGTTCAATCGCAGATATGAACATCAGCGATATGAGCGCTAATGCGCCCGTAGGAACCACATTAGCCCTGTTAGAGCGTCAGTTAAAGACCATGAGCGCAGTGCAAGCTCGTGTTCATTATTCAATGAAGCAGGAGTTTAAACTGCTCAAAGAAATCATCCGCGATTACATGCCGGAAGATTATGAATACACGCCAGTATTCGGTACACCCCAAGCCAAGCGTGCTGACTACGACATGGTGGATGTTATCCCCGTATCTGATCCTAACTCTGCGACGATGGCTCAAAGGATCATGCAGTATCAGGCTGTAATCCAGTTAGCCCAAGGTGCTCCACAGATCTATAACCTACCTTTGCTGCACCGCCAGATGATTGAGGTATTGGGTGTCAAGAACGCAGACAAACTTGTGCCTGTAGACGACGACTTAACACCGCGTGATCCAATCAGCGAGAACATGGCATTCTTGACCGGTAAACCAACCAAAGCATTTATTTACCAAGATCACGATGCTCACATTGCTGTACATACATCAATGATGCAGGATCCTATGGTGATGGGGCAAATGGGGCAAAACCCTATGGCTCAACAGATGCAGGCCGCAATCATGGCGCACGTAGCTGAACACATTGCATTCCAGTACAGGACAAAGATTGAGCAGCGCCTCGGAGCTACCTTGCCTATGCCTAACATTGAAATGCCCGAAGATGTAGAAGTGCAACTGTCAAAACTTGTTGCTCAAGCGGCGAAACAATTATTGGACATCAATAAGAACCAAGCAGCCCAACAACAAGCACAGCAGCAAATGCAGGATCCTGTTGTACAAATGCAACAAGCAGAACTTCAGATTAAGCAGCAAGATGCCCAAACCAAAGCGCAGAAAGTTCAAGGCGACTTGGCTATCAAGCAGGCAGAGCTTCAACTCAAAATGGCGCAGATGCAAGGCGCACAAGGAGAAGACCCTGCCATTGCCGCACAAAAAGCACAACAAGAAATTGCAATCGATGCCATGAAGAAACAGGCAGAAATGCGCATGTCTGAGCAGCAACACCAGCAGCAGTTGGAACACAACCAACAGACGCAGGACTTGCAGGCTAAACAACAACTTTTACAGATGCTTTTAAACGCAAAACGTACCGGGAGTGAATGATGGACAAACTGCTTGAGAGTTTAAACAAGAAGCTTGATGAACATGTTAAGCAGTTAGTCGATGTTGTCAGTGGTGGTGGTGCTAAATCCCACGATCACTACAAAGAACTGTGCGGAACTATCCGAGGTCTGCAAACCGCGCAGTATGAACTTGCTGACCTTGTGCGTAAAACGAAAGACTATGACGATGACTGAATTTGATGTCAATGCGGTAGATCTGAGCGGAGTGCTTAATACCTCCGCAGAAGAGAAAGCCAAACAAGTACCCGATCCGGCTACTTACCACATCCTTTGTATGCTTCCCAAAGCAGAGGATGAATACAGCGAGACAGGGATTCTCAAATCCTCTACCGCTATACAACACGAGGAGCTTCTTTCCCCCGTGCTGTTTGTAGCCAAAATTGGCCCTGATGCATACAAAGATGCAGCCCGATTTCCTTCCGGAGCAGCCTGTAAGGTTGGAGACTTTGTGTTAGTACGTCCTAACACGGGAACCCGCATGAAGATTCATGGAACGGAGTGGAGATTGATTAATGACGATTCTGTTCAGGCAGTTGTGCAAGACCCTCGTGGTATCCAACGTCCAAATTAAGGAGCAATCATGGCTGAAATTGAAAAAACAGAATTTGAGTTTCCTGATGAAAAGGAAGAAAATCTTCGTAAGGGTGGGAAAGTTGTAACCCCAGAGGAAGACACCCCTGAAATTGAAGTTGTAGACGATACCCCGGAAGAGGATCGTTATCGCACCCCAATGAAAGAGGCTCCTCAAGATCCTACAGAAGAAGAACTTGCTTCTTACTCTGATAGCGTCAAGAATAGGTTTAAACACTTCACCAAAGGATATCACGAGGAACGCAGGGCAAAAGAAACTGCGCAACGTGAAAAAGATGAGGCTCTTCGCATTGCTCACGCAGTGTTTGAAGAGAATAAACGCCTTAAAGGTTCAGTCAATCAGGGCCAAACAGTCCTTTTAGAACAAGCCAAGAAGGTCATTAATTCTGAAATTGAAGATGCTAAACGGCTTTACAAAGAAGCTTACGAGTCTGGAGATGCTGATAAGTTGTTGGATGCTCAGGAAGCACTCACTACTGCCAGAATCCGCGCAGATAAAGTAAATAATTTTAGGCCATCCCCTTTACAAGAGGAAGAAACTCCTGTACAAATAGCACCACAACCTCAACAGGCAGCGCCCGTTGACGACAAACTACTAGCGTGGCAAGACCAAAATCAGTGGTTTGGAAGCAACAAACGCATGACTTCATACGCTTTAGGGCTGCATGAAGAACTTGTAGAGAATGGTATCCGAGTAGGCAGTGACGAATACTATCGTCGTATCGACACTGACATACGAGAAAGATTCCCCGACCAAGTTGGAGCCGGAGAATCCGCTGATGCGAAACCTCAGCGAACCAAATCCAATGTCGTTTCACCGGCTACCCGTAGTACAGCGCCTAAAAAGATCGTACTTACGCAAACGCAAGTGAATCTCGCCAAGCGGTTGGGAGTTCCTTTGGAACTGTACGCCCGTAAGGTTGCTGAAGAAATGAGGAAATAATTATGGAAAAATCTGCACGTCCTAGTCGTGATCTATCTACCC